CATCCCATCCTGAACAAATACCTTAGAATAAAACTCATCTACAAGAATGGGTTCATTAAATTCATTTTTGTCTTCATTGACACGGAAGATGTTATCGAAAGCATCAGGATCATCACCATAAACTTCCTTAATCTTATCCGTTATGTATTTGAAAATAATTAAATTCATCAACGGAGAGTTTTCATATCCCGAAACTCCTTGAAGTTTATAAAACTGTTCGTCAAAGTAAGTGTAAGTATATCGAGAACTATCATTGAATTGATCAAACAATTTGTATGCAGTTCCAGAAACATAAATGATCTTAGATTCGGGGAACTTTTTATAGAGAGATTTCCAGGTTTGACCACCATAACCCTCATGACATTCATCAAATACAATGAGATCAATGTTGCATGGGAGTTTTGACCAGCGATGCTTAGATTGTGCTGTGGAGAAGAGTACAATCTGCTTATCTGTAGTCAAATACTTCTCAATATCAGAAGAAACTTCGTTGATATTTTTGTCGCGAATATCGATGAAGATAAGGTTTTGGAAATTTTTGAACTTCTTGGTGTCAACTTCCCATGATTGTTTTGGGGAGTTGCGATATGACATAACCAACGATACTTTTGCACCGCTAGCAACAATAGCAGATAGAACCATGGTGGATTTACCAGCACGGCATTTTGCAAACAAAAGGAACTCTTTCCAGCGTTCCCAGTTAGACATAATTTTACAAACAAAATCCTCTTGGTGTTTCTTCAGAGTCCTTGTTTCTGCTACTTTCTCTGCTCTTGCTTTCTTACTTTTTTGCCACGCATGAAGTTCTAGTTCTGCATCTTCTTCTGTAATATAAATCCACTCTCGCTTTTTATCAATTCGTGTCTTTTTATATCCGCGAGGGATTAACCATTCATTGCGAAATTCATTGTCATTTCCAACAACTTCCCATGCACTCCTACACATTAGTGGTTGAGGATTAGATGTAGTATCTTGCTGATCAATACGTTCTGATACTTCTTGTTGTGCAGTATGTCCAATTTTAAGCATTGGAGTTCTACCCAGTTGAAGTTGATCTTCATACTGCGCGAGGGTTGAATAGAAATAGATTTTTTCTTTGATAGCGGACATGATGGGTGTCTTTGACTCTTTAATAATACATGGAAACCGACCCCATAACGAGGGGTGTGTGACACTTATTTTTTGTCACACAGGCAGACGGGCGACAGACCTTTTCCTTTTGTGTCGTTCTATGAAATTGTGGGCGCTAGTTGAGTTTCTGCATTTTTTTAGTTGTTTCCCTTGGTGGATGACCATAAGACCCTTGCCGCAGGGAACAGCAGCATAAAATCCATTTATATCATTCCAGTCCCCAATAACAAACCCCAAGGGTCCACATTGTGGGTCAAGTATGCTACTGTTTGTTGGTTGCTGACTCATTTGCGTACCTCACTGATAGCTGGTTGACCTTGATTGAACACGACATCAACAACTGCCTGAACTTTGCGGGCAGTGCTGATACCAACACTATCGTAGGTAGGAATACAAACAAGACCAAAAGTCTTCTCTGTGCTACCCAATCGAATGACACGACCGATAGACTGACTGATGCCTATGTAATCCATATTACGCATGAAGATGACTGCTTCCAGACCACTGACGTTGATACCCTCAGACAAAATAGAGTGGTGAATCACAACAAACTTTTTGTCAGGATCTTTGCCCCAAGCGTTCAGCGTGTCGAAGAATTGCTCACGATTGACTTTCTGACCATCGATGATTGCACCGGTCTTGGATGTGATTGTCATCCAAGAATATCCACGCTGATACAACTCAACACAGAAGTCAGAGTCAGATATAAGACCCATAATCTGCTTGGTTGTGCGAGCACAAATCAGAGTCTTGTCGATGTTGTTGTCATCGATAGTCTCCAGCAGATTGTCAGCATCCTCAGCATACATGACCTTACGACCTTTCACCATAGGCAGTTGCTTGACTACAACTTTAGGTGGCAGAATGTAACCACCTTCGACCAACTCAGGAGCAGGAACATTGACCAGAACCTGACCATAAACTGCGGTGTCATTCATGCCGGGCTTGAATACCGTCAGCGAATGTTTGGGAGTCGCAGTAAAGAAGTAGCAGCGATCTGCCTCATTAGAGAAGAACTCTGTGGAGGGGAAAAAGTTACGCTTGACGCTATTATGTGCCTCGTCAAAGTATATGTTGTTGACCTCAATGTCTGCTGCCTGAATACGAGGCAGAGAATTGTAGGTAGTGAAGATGATGCAGTTCTCACCAACTTCGCGAGCACAGTTTGCAAAGAGATGAATCTTCTCTGGATTTGTAGTGGAATAGTGATGAGTTTCACCACTGTGAACGTGCATCACATGAGTGTATGTGGTGGATACCAACTCAAGAAACTCACTGCAAAGTTGCTCTGCAAGGAGAATACGAGGAGCAACAACAACTGTAGTAATACCAACAGGAATTGCCTGCTGATGAATGGTGTCCTGAATCATAGTGATAGTCTTACCACCACCAGTGGGCACAATAATCTGACCTTTGTTGTACTTCATCATCGCATCACATGCACGACGTTGATGGGGTCGAAGGTTCATGGTTTCGTGTCAATAAACATAATATACAGCAATCCACCACCCAGGTCAAGGGATGGTGGACAGTTCATGTAACTGGCACATCAGCATGGTAGGATTCTTCCTAAGATTCCACCAGTAACAGCACCAATGGTAGTGTTTCTAATAGTATGCTTTGACTTTTTACCACCACCGATGAAATAACCAGCGACAGATCCACCTCCTGCACCCAATCCCATGCGAGCAAGTTGATCACATCGACCGCCACGTTGTGCAGGTGGTTGATTGTTAATGATCAAAGGTTGCTGTTGCTGTTGTGGGTATTGCTGAGGGTATTGTTGTGGATAGTAATTGTTTTGTTGATGATAACCATGGGATACATGTGTGGCATGTGGCATATCACATGGCACTTGTTGATTGGTCTGAACTATTCTACCAGCGACCCAGTTACCTGATTCAGTGTAGTAACCAGGAACAAATCTTTCTGTCTCGCGATAGTTAGTACAGTGGTATCTTGTGGTTTCTAAACCATAAGCATGAGCAGCAGTTGGTGTCAAGAATGGAACGGCAATCGCCAGGGCGATAAGAGATTTCATAGTAAAGGTGTCAGCATGTGAATAGTATAGCACACACAGAGACACCCCTACAAGCGTCTCTGTGCCTCTCAATCAGTTGTCTTGGTCCTCTTGTACCTCCACTGCTTTTTTCTCAACTCGTGGACCTTTCTGAACCAAATCGTTCTCATAGAAATACTTTACTCGCTCACGACGTGCTTGCATCAGCATGTCATATTGTTCTTGTTGATCCTTTGTGAATCTAAAATCTTGGGTCTTCCAAATAGCACGAAGTTCTTGGAGATGTGGCAGGACGTTTACAGTTTCGGTCATCATACAGTCAGTTCAGTGTTGTTGAATTCGTCGAGTTGGATGTTCATCTGAGACTCATTCTCTTCCAGTTCAGTGAGGTCGAAGATCTCACCTGGCATGTCCTGAATCTCACTCCAGAGGTCGTCCATGTGGTTCGTTTGTTTGACTCTTTTAATATACATGGGATTTGTGGTCTGTGCAAGTTTAGTGGACAGTAATCGTAGTGTCCACTGCACTCAGGTTTTTCTTTACATGTTCCTCCCAGAATACAGCATCTTCAATCTTCATAAAAGTTGCAGTTTGTTTTGAGTAACCCTTTTTCTTGGGTTTGAGATAGTTCACTTGGTACATCATGCCAGTGTCTTAATACTCCAGATACAATAAAAATGTTAGTGACCATGTAACTAACAAATATACAGGTGCGAATGATAGCAACCCAATCATCATAATCTTCTGTCTTGGTGTCACTGAAACTCCCTAATGAATACTTCCATATCTTCCAAAGTTTTGCCATACTTATTCTTGCGAGTATGAACATACTCTAACTCACCCCATTGATAATGAAAGCAACAAAGAAGAGTATGAATATATTTGTGTTTCTCTTGACGAGTATATTCACAATTCGGTTTTGGTCTGACACCAAGTTCAATCGTGATGTAATCTTCGTCTTTGAAGTATACCCATCCCTCTTGATTACCCCAGATAACATAGTCATCAACTTGTGGGTCAACCATACAATGCTGCCTCCAATGGATTCAGATTCAACTGCATTGCAGTGTAGTCCCTGGTATCAGCGATGTCTACCTTATCTCCGTGCTTGGTGGAGTTAATAGGCGCGTGATAGCACTTCTTTTTTCCATCGTAGAAACCCCAGATGGTTCTAACGGGATCAGAAGTGTAACTAAAAACAGCGTGGTTGCACAACCATATAGCAATAAGATTGCGTTTGAATGAAGAAACTTCATACGAATAACCTTTGGGTGCTTTGTGAGGAAAATCAGGGGGCAGTTCGAGTTGGTTCATCATCAATGCACAGGGATTCGTAATCTGGATACATTGTAGCAACGATGTAGGTGGCGAGTGCTTGTGTGGGTGCCACTACATAGACCTCCACATAGTAACACTGAATGTCATCTCCGGGAGTATCCTGCATAGCAAGTTCTACACTTGCCTTCCACACATGTCCTTTCTTAAGGTGTTCTTTCCACCCCACAATCATATCAGGTTTCATCACTTTTTGTTTCAAGTGTGTGCTGAGGTTTGAACTCTCCTTCTGCAAATGGTTGTGAAGGTGTGAACGGACTGCGGGAAAGATTTTTGATAATAATGAAGGCATCCTTGTTGTATTTGCGAGTACCAATAGGAGATTGCCACTTCTTGTTATACTCTTCTCCCACATCAATACCTGAGACCTGAGTACCACCAATTTCAACTACTACATCATCATAACAATCCCAACCCAATTTTGATATTGTGTCGGTAACTTCTGATGATACAGACTTCATCACAGCACATGCTTTTCGATATGCTGGAAGTTCTGAGGACATAACTCTTTCTTCTGGATCAAGTTTACCATTCATGTTGTGAACTGCTCCACGATTTCAGACGTAACATCTTCAGCAAGCGCATAAGTTGGTGCCTTCAAAATGTTCTCTCGCAGACGACTATAATAGTCATCATTCATGTTCT